AAGTAATAGGCGCCAAAATTGAGGTTGATACCTCGGGTGCCAGTAAATCAGTAGGGGAATTAGGTAAGGAACTTGGTAGCTTATCGCCCGCTGCAAAGAAGGCAAGCGAAGCCGCCGGACTATTTAACAACGCTTTAAATATAATTAGGGCGAATCCAATTATTGCAACAATTACGACGCTAGTAGGCGTAGTAACGGCACTATTCCAACCATTTAAAAAAATGGAAGGTGTAAGCGATGCTTTGAATAAATCCTTTGGAATTTTAAGCGGAGTATTTACAACCTTTATAACTAAGATACTTACGCCGTTAATTGACGGCTTTGTGCAATTTACCGAGATAATAAATAATGGTTTAATTGAAGCACTAGACGCGCTAGGGATTTCTAGTAAATCAACTGCCACACGATTTGGCGAAATTGCCGACGCTTTAGATGACCTTAACGATGCGCAACGCAATGCAGCCATTACAACCGCCGAAGCAAATAGACGCCTACAAGAAGCACGCGAAGCAGCCGCAGACGCAAACCTTCCAATTAAAGAAAGAGTAGCCGCATTAAAAGAAGCCGCTAAAATTGAACGAGAAGAAACCGACAAAGTAATTGAAATAAATAGGAAGCGTGCATCATTAATGATGGAGCAACTAGCACTTGAGTTAGGCGCGCGTGAAAATGTTTTAAAGGTTATACGTAGTGGAACGCTAGAAAATTTAAAGATAGCACGTGCCGAACTTATGGGCATGAAGAATATTGATAAGGAAAAGATAACCGCAATAGATGAACTTATTATTGCCGCCGAAGATGCTGGCGCTAGGAGTGCAAAAATTTCTAAACGTACGCAAGGACAAATTACTAGCATTGAAAAAGAAGAAGCATCAAGAAGAAAACAAATAGCAGATGAAGCGTTTCAAAATAAATTAAAAAATTTAGATGCTGATAATAAATTAAGCGAAGCAACTTTAAAAAAATTAAAAGAAGAAACACTTGCCACCGCAGAAAATGAGCAACAAAAACTAGATGTAGAAAAAACATTTTCCGAAAAAAGCTATCAATTAAAAAAAGAAGACTTAGAAAAAAAGCAAGGACTATACAAGAAAGATAGCGTAGAATACAAAGGCATTCAATCCGAATTAATAGACGCCGACACAGAATACATTGCTAAAAAAATAGAATTAAGCGACAAGCAAGTAGCAATAGATAAAAAAAATAAAGATGACCAACAAAAAGTAATAGACGAAAGATTTAAAGCGCAACAAGAATGGAATGCTTTTTATCTTAAGCAGCAACAAGAAATAAACGACCTAGAACAAAAAAGACAAGAAACTGCATTCGCTACTAATATCGCAATAGGCGAAAGCTGGGTAACTTTAGGCAATAGCATTGCGTCAAGTATTGGTAATTTATCGCATGTACTTGGAGAAGGTAGCGACTTGGCTAAGGCTTTTGGAATTGCGCAAGTAGCTATTGCAACGGCTGCTAGTATAGGATCAATTTTATTAAGTGGTAGGCAACAACAAGCAGAATACAATAAAGCTATTGCGGCGGGTAACGCAACTATTGGCGTAGGTATTGCAAGCGCTTTTATACCAGGAATGCAAGGCTTAGCGGCTGCGCAAATTGCTAGTGGTAAGGCCGCCGTAACTGGTGCAATAATAGGTAAGGGAATATCTAAGGCCAATACTATTGCGCAAGTGGTTGGCGCTGGCGTTGCCGGTGCGGCACAAATTGCGGCAATACTTTCGGCCGGTAAAAGTAAAGCGGCGCCTTCTACTGCCGGTGCTGGATCCGATAGTGGCGGAAGCGTTGGAGTTTCAGCAAGCGCACCATTATCGCCAATGCCTCAAACAACTACTTTAAATCAATCGCAAGTTAACCAAATGGGCAACCAAGCGCAAAGGGCTTACGTGGTAGAAAGCGACATAAGTGGCAACCAGGAACGCATAATACGTTTAAACCGCGCGGCCAGAATAAACTAAAAGTACACAAAGCAATAATTTTATATTTATTACTATGGATTTACCTATTTACGAACTTAAGATACAAGAGGAACTTGACGACAACGCCGAAGTGAGTTTTATAGCTTTGGTAGATAAGCCGGCTATAAAAAAGGATTTTATTGTATTTGCGCAAGATTTTGTTGAGCCTACAAGTGGCGAGCAAAAAGATAATTTTTTACCACGTTGCATAAGTTATGTAATTAACGAAGGCAAAGATAGCGAGCAAGCCGTTGCTATTTGTAATAGTATTTGGGAGCAACACTTTGCGGGCCTTAAAGTTTCCTTCGATTACGATGATACTTTAAGCACTGCGCGTGGAAAAGAACTAGCACAAAAAGAAATAGACCAAAATAATACACTTTACATAATTTCAGCAAGACAAGACAAAGAAGGTATGCTAGCAACCGCTAAGGAACTAGGCATACCCGAAAGCCGAGTTTATGCAACTGGTAGCAATAGCGCCAAGGTTGAAAAAATAAAAAAACTAGCAATCGATAAACACTACGACAATAATGCCGATGTAATTGCGCAAATTGGTAGTGTGGGCCATAAGTTTAACTTTATGGGCTTCGCAATACAAAGCGAAGACAAGCACATTATAAGCGGCCCATTGATGCTAGCCGATACACCTATTTACCGCAACAATAGTAAATTTGGCGAACACTACGTAAAGTTTAGCGCCGAAACTATTAAAGAAATTGCTATCAAGTTTAGCAAGAAGGGTTATCAACAAAATGTTAATTTAATGCACGATAGCCAAATGCAACTTGACGGCTTAGTAATGTTTGAAAGTTTTATCGTTGATAAGGAGCGTGGCATTGCGCCCATGGCTGGTTTTGAAGATGCTAACGACGGATCATGGTTTGGTAGCTTCTACGTAGAAAACGACCAAGCATGGCAACTAATAAAAGACGGCAAAGTAAAAGGATTTTCGGTTGAAGGTTTTTTTGACTATGCCTTACCCGAAAATAGACAAATAAGCTATGCCGAACAAAAGCTAGCAGAGTTAGCAGATTTACTAAAAGTACCTATTTCACTAAAATAATATATATAGAAGTATGAAAGACGCACAAACAATCTTAGAAAAAGTTCAACAATTTTTTGTTGAATTAGTAAAAGAAGATCAATCTTTTGCAGTGGCACCGGAAATGGCGCCCGTATCTGGTGTTCCAGAGGCGGCCGTAAAAATGATGGACGCTAAATTAGCTGACGGCACATTGGTACAAGTTACCGAATTAGCAGTAGGCGGAATAGTAACTATCGAAGGTATGCCAGCGCCAGTAGGCGAGCATAAATTAGAAGATGGCACAATTATCGTAGTAGGCGACAACGGCGCTATTATGGAAATTAAGCCAGCTACTACCGAAGAAGTTGCACCAGTAATGGAAGACATGAGCGCAAAGTTTGCAGCTTTTGAAAACGCAACAAACGAAAAATTTGCAGCATATGAAGAAAAGTTTGCTCAATACGAAGCTAAATTAACGCAAGCAAATAAAGTAATTGAAGGCCTTATGCAAATTAGCAAAATGCTAGTTGAAGCGCCACAAGGTACACCAGATGCAAGCGTAAAAACAAGCAATGCTTTTGCAGATCAAAAATTAGATGCAAAGGCCGAGTTTGAAAATTTCTCAAAATCAATTTGTTCATAATTTAAAATTTAATAAAAATGGCATTATCATTTTCAGGCATAAGTGCATATACTAAACAACAGATTGCACCTTTATTGACCGAAGCGGTTTTCTCTGCGAAAACACAAGAATTAATTAAGCAAGGTGGTATCTTATTACCTAAGACTAAATCTGCGGTAGCGGTTCCAAAACTTGCAACAAACGCTAACTTCCAAGCTGACGCTTGTGGTTGGGCTGCAAGTGGCACGACTACTTTAAGCCAAGCAACTGTTACAGTTGGTAAAATTAAAATTGAAGAAGCAATTTGCCCTAAAGATTTCGAGGCATACTTCTCTCAAGAGGCTTTAAGAGCGGGTTCTACTTACGAAGATTTTGGATGGGCTGAATTCCAAACTAAGTTTGCTGAACAAAAAAATAGAATGATTGCTAAGCAATTAGAAGTTGCGATTTGGCAAGGCGATACTTCAAGTAGCACAGAAAATATAAAAAGATTTGATGGCTTAATTAAGTTAATTGATGCTGGTTCTCCGGTTGATGCAAACGTTTCTGGATATGTATCTGGTGCGCCTATTTCAACTTTGACTTCATCTAACATTGTATCTGCTTTACAAGGTGTTTACAAAGCTATCCCAGTTGAAATCATTGACGCTGAAGATTTATATATCTTTGTTGGTTTTGATGCTTATCGTTTAGCGGTATTAGCTTACCAAGCATTGAACTTATACAACTACCAAGTTGACGGAAGCGCTGATAGAATGTTCGTTATTCCTGGAACTAACGCTAAGTTAGTAGCAGTAAACGGATTGAATGGCACTGGTGATATCTACGCAACAACTTTGTCTAATATTGCAATGGCATTTGACTTAGAAGCTGAAGAAGATAACTACACTATCTGGTATTCTAAAGATAATAACGAAGTTCGTTATAGAGTAGCTTTCAAATTAGGTGTGAACGTAGCTTATACACAATTTTGTGTGAAGTTTAAGTCAACTATCTAGTACTAATATTTAACCAAAGAAAGGCGGTGCAAAAAACGCCGCCTTTTTTTTAAACTTTTTTAATATGCCATGTGCAATAACAAGCGGATTCACTATTGATTGCCGCGAAAATATAGGAGGAATTAAATCCGTTTATGTTGCCGAGTTTGGTAATATAAGCGGTGTAACTGAAGTGAGCGGATTAGTAACCGGCATCACTAAAGCAACTGGTAAGCGTTTCTACAAATTCGATATACCACGTGCCGTAGCAAACACAAATTCTAACGCAACTGGATCGGAAGAAAATGGATCATTGTTCTATACCCATCAAGTAGTATTCCCATTAAACAAAAGAGATAGCACTACTGCAAACGTAGTACGTACTTTAGCTAAGGCTAAGTTAATGGTTGTAACTTTAGACATGGACGGAAACTACCGCATGTATGGCAGAAACAATGGCCTTTACTTAGCTTCTACCGAGAATGGTAGTGGTACTGGTGCGGGCGATCGTAACGGATACAATATTACATTGACTGGCGTTGAGCCGGATGATTTCTTACAAGTAAGCGCGAGTGTAGGTGCTGCGCTTGAAACTGCTGGTTAATCTTAGCCAATTATTTTAAAAAGTAAAGCAGTTATTTAATTACGCCCTACCTACAATAAGTGGGTAGGGTTTTTAAATTTATAGACCTTATGTTGCATATTTATAAAGGACAAAATAATAACTTAATATTTACCGGCCTTGAGTTGGCAACATTAACAAACCCATATTATTTATTTATTTTTACCAGTGCTAATGAAAATATAGTTAAATTTGTGGGAACTAATATAAGCACTGATAATAGGTACCAAGATGTACTTTGTTTACAAGCTACATTTAATACCCAAGAAAGTGGGACTTGGCGATATAGGATTCGTGAGCAAGCAAGTTCTAGCAATACCGACGAGGCTTTAAGCGGAAATATAGTTGAACAAGGATTCATGTATTTACACGATTCAACTGCATTTACGCCAGTAGAGTACAACAATCAAGATAACGAATTTAAAACTTACAATGGTGAATAAACAATATAAATTAGTAAAGGTAGAATTTGATCAAGAGCAACAACATAATTTTGAAGAAAAGAAAGGTAGGAACTACGTTGAGTTTGGCGATCGTAACAATTACTCAAATTATTTAATAAGTCTTTTTGGCGAAAGTCCAAAGCATGGCGCTATTGTAAAAGGCAAAGTGAATTATATTTTTGGCAAGGGCTTTGAAGATATACAAAAGAAAGCCAATATCCAAGGCGAAACTTGGAACCAAATTTTAAAGCGTTCTATTCTGGACGATGAGTTACATGGCGGATTTTATTTGCAAGTGCTATGGAACGCGCTAGGTAATATTGCCGAGGTGTACCACATAGAGTTTCAAAAGGTACGTGTAAGTAAAGATTTAAAAACTTTTTATATTAAAGACGACTGGACTTTAAGCGACTTTAAAGAAAAGGCGCGCGAATATCCAGCTTTTAATTTAAACAATAACACCGGCGTACAAATATTATTTGTAAAGCAATACAATCCTAAGAGTGATATTTATCCTTTGCCTAGTTACTTCCAAGGACTTAACTATATTGAAAGTGATATCCAAGTAAGCCGACATATTTTAGGTAATGCAAAGCATAACTTTGTAGCAACTAAGTTAATTAATTTTAATAACGGCTTACCACAAGAAGAAGAACAAGAAGAAGTTGAACGCGATTTAAAAAACAAATTTGCCAACCACGACGGCGACCGCGTAGTGATAGCCTTTAACCCAAGTAAAGAAAACGCCGTTGACATTATAGACCTAGGCGAAACAAGTTTAACAAAAGAAGATTTTACCAATATTAATAATTTGATTCAACAAGAAATTTTTGCTTGCCATCAAATTACAAGCCCTACTTTATTTGGTATCAAGACCGAAGGGCAATTAGGCGCACGTAATGAAATACGCGACGCTTACCAAATTTTCCAAAATACTTACGTAAACGAACGCCAACAAGACCACGAGCAAACCTTTACTAAGATTATGAATTTAGCCGGTATTCCTGGAGAGCATACTATTACACCAGTAGAGCCACTTAGCTTTGAATTTACCGAGGCTATTATGGCGGCTAACATGACGCGTGATGAGATCCGCGAAAAGCTAGGCTTAAAAGTTGAAATGACGGCACCGGCTGCAAGTGGTACCACTACTGCGGTAGCACAACCAATGCAAGCAAACGACGCTATAAAGAATTTAAGCGGACGCCAATACCAAAACGTGATGCGTATAGTACGCCAATTTGGTAGCGGTAAAATTAATAAGCAACAAGCTAGCCTAATGTTAAAGAGTGGCTTTGGATTTACCGA